CGCCATTGCCGTGACCGTGCAGGTGCTGGAGCGGATCAAGACCCTCGACCTCACCACCTGGCTGCGTCGTGGAGGCTCCTGATGGAACACGTCCTCGCCGCACTGCTCTTCCTCGCCAACGCCATCACGTGCGTACGCCTGCTGCTGTATCAGCGCGCCGGTGCGCGTTACCGCCTCGCGGTCAGCGTGTGCGCTTGGGTGCTGATCGTTAGCACCGGGAGCACGGCGCTGGGTGTGCTGCTCGGTCTCTACGCGAACACGCCTATTCATCTGGGCGATCTCGGCGTTTCCCTCGTGCTGTGCGTGCTGAGCCTCACGGCACAGGGCAACGTCGCCGCCATCCTTCGGACGAACCATGACGATTAATACTTTGCGCGCCGGTGAGCACGGTGCCGATGTCACCGTGCTGCAGCAGCGGCTGAACTGTGCCGGCAACTCCGTCGCTGTCGACGGCTGGTATGGACCCGCCACGGAAGCCGCGGTGCGCGCCTTCCAACACGGCCGCCACCTGGTGGAAGACGGCATCGCCGGTCCACGCACACAGGACGCCCTGCTCGGCACCGTCGATCCACGCGCGCTGACGCAAGTGGATATCGAGCGCGCGGCCGCAGAACTCGGTTGCGAGGGCGCGGCGATCAACGCGGTGGTGGAAGTGGAAAGCCCGCGTGCCGGTTACCTTCCCGACGGGCGAGTCGTGATCCTGTTCGAGCGGCACGTGTTTTGGCGGCAGTTGCAGGCACACGGCATCGATCCGGCCAGCGTGAATGCACCGATGTCGATTTTGAGTCAGGCGCGGGGCGGCTACGTGGGCGGTGTTGCGGAATATGCGCGCCTGGCACAGGCCATGGCGATTGCCAGTGAGCCGGCCATGGAGGCGTGCAGTTGGGGACGCTTTCAGATCATGGGCTATCACGCCCAGGCCCTCGGTTACACGAACGCGTCGGAGATGGCCGCGGCCTTCGCCAACGGCGAAGCCGAACACCTACAGGCGTTCGTGCGGTTCGTGCAAAGTGATGCGGAGTTGATGAAGGCGCTCCGTGGTCGCAAGTGGGCGGCATTCGCGCGGATTTATAACGGTCCGGCGTATGCCGACAACCTCTACGACATGAAACTCGCCAAGGCATACGCACGTCATGCCGCCGCGCGGCCGTCTGTTTCGGAGGTCGCATGACGCTGCTGCGCCAGGTGCTGCTCGGTGCTGCCCTGCTCGGTGCACTGTGGCTCCATCACGTCGTCACGCGCCAGCGCATCGCGCTGGCCGAAGCGCGTGCCGACGCCGCGATTACAGGCCAGCGCGATCTGGCTGGCCAGCTCGCTGCCGCCAAGGCCAGCGAACACATCGTGACGCGCTACGTCGACCGCGTGCGTGTCGTGCACGAGCGCGGCGCCACCCTGACCAAGGAGATACCCGTCTATGTCACCGCCCAAGCGGATGCTGCTTGCTCTGTGCCTGTTGGCTTTGTGCGCCTGCACGACGCCGCCGCCGCGAATGACTTGCCCGGTTCCGCCAGAATTACTGATGCGCAGCCCAGCAGCCTTGCACTCTCTGCCGTCGCCGGCACCGTCGTCGACAACTACGCCACCTGTCACGCGGCCTTCGAGCAACTAGATGCGCTGCAGACGTGGGTGCGCGCCAACCAGGCCACGCCATGAAGAAGCCGGCCAGCTTGCGCCAGGCGCTGACGGCGGCACTGCCGGATCTTGCACGCAATCCCGAAAGCTTGCTGGTGTTCGTCGACAAGGGTTCGGTGATTGCCACCTATGTACCGGGCCTGTCGTTCGAGTACGGCTACACGGTCAACGTCATCCTGACCGATTATGCCGGCGATCCCGATACGGTGATGGTGCCGCTCCTGATGTGGGTGCGCGAGAACCAGCCGGAGCTGCTCGACAACGTCGACATGCGCCCTGACGGCATTACCTTTGAAGCGGACATTATCAGCCATGACGCCTGCGACCTCAGCCTCACGCTAAAGCTGACCGAGCGCGTGATCGTGGCCGAGGGCGATGGTGGCCGTCTGGATATCGTCCATGCCGACGAGCCGTTGCCCGAGCCACGGTTGACGGCGAAACATTGGCGGCTGTTTTTGCGCGACGCACTGGTGGCGGAATGGAATCAGCCCGTATGAGCGATGCGGATCTGACGCTGCTGGAAGATTGGGTGGATGGGTTGCTGTTGGCCATCAGCCCGGCCAGACGCAGGCGTATCGCTCAGTCAGTGGCGATCGCGTTGCGTCGAAGTCAGCAGCAACGCATTGCCGACCAGCGCAATCCGGACGGGACGCCCTATGTGCCGCGCAAGGTGCGAAAGCTGCGTAACAAGAGAGGGCGCATCAGGCGCGGGAAGATGTTCGCGAAACTGCGGACAGCCAAATACCTCAAGAGCAACGCCACTGCCGATGCCGCGGTGGTGGCATTCATGGGTCGCGCCGCACGCATTGCACGTGTACACCAGTACGGCCTGACCGATCGCGTGACGCCGGATGGCCCTCGTGTGCGCTATGCCCAGCGAACACTGCTGGGCTTTAGCGATGCAGATCGTGATCAAGTTCGATCGCTTCTAATCAGCCAGCTGACTGGAAAATAGAAGTCACCCGCCTCGCTTATTACAGGTTGCTTGGGAAGGGTTGCTCTTTTTTTTCTTCTTCGCGTTTCAGAGCTGCAGTCATCAAGGGAAAGGCGTAATGCTTTAGGTTCGGATTGTTGGCACGCTCCACGGCCAACATCTGAGTGAGGGTAAGCCCTTTGCTTCGCTTGTTTCCGATGGCCGTGTTCACCGACCTGACTCGCATATCCAGCAACGGTCGATCTGGACGTCGGCGAATCTCCGCAAGGATGTCTGAAAACGCCTGTCCAGGCGTGGGAAGTTCACCCCAGCAGAGAAGCGTGAGATATATGGCTTGTTCGACTTCGACATTGAGAGGATGCGTCTTTTTTGCGCCGTCCTGGTTTTCTGCAGCATTACCGCCCCCATGACCTCCCCCGTTTCTTTCGCGAAGGACGTGCAACGGGTTAAAGAGCGGTATCGGAGTGATGGGGGCTTTTCCATGTGTAGCCGAGAGCTCCAGAAGCTTTCTGGCGCAACTTTCACCCGCGTATAGGGTATCTACGGTTTTGCCAGTGTCCGGATCGAGCGCGTCGAACTGGTAAAAATTGCCCGTGACTTTGTCGTTGCAAACGCACTGGATGGCCTTGCCATTGAGTAGCGGCGCATGCATGACTGCTTGCAGCTTGTATGTTTCAAGGATTTTCTTTTTGCTTTCGTCACCGCGTCCATGAGTTATGGGCATATCCTGTCCTCGCTAAACGTCGACGTACTTCAGATTAGCTATGAAAGGCCGGACGTATCGTCCGGCCTTGATGCATAACTAACCTAGCTTTGGCACGTAAGCAAGCAATCGATCTCTCGCAACTTCAAAGTAGCCGTCCGACATTTCCATGCCGATAAAACGGTGCCGCGCGCATAGCGCTGCAACGCCCGTCGTGCCGCTTCCCATAAAGGGGTCCATGACAGTGCTGGCCGGCGGGACGATCCCCATGAGCTGATCCATCAGCGCTTGGGGTTTGCCGACCTGGTGTTGCTTGCCACCACGCTGCGGATGCACCGAGAACACCCCCGGTAGCACCACCGGATGGGCCTGCGTATCGATCGGCCCGCGGCTCGCCCACACCACGTATTCCGACTGGCTACGGAAACGCCCGCGTTGTGGCCGGCATCCGTTGGTCTTGTCCCACACCACAATGCCCTGCCACACCCAGCCGGCCACCTGCACGGCATCCGTCATCGTCGGCAGCATGCGCCAATCGATAAACGTCAGGAGGTGACCACCGGGACGCGTGACGCGATGGCACTCGGCCAACCACTGACTTGCCCAAGCGAGAAATCCGCGCTGATCACGAAAGTCCCCCTCGAAGTCCGGCAGCTTGGTTTTCGCATCGCTGTTGACGTACTTCTCGCCCGTGGGTTTGGCGCGCGCGGCCATCGTCTGGCCACCTGAGCAATACGGTGGATCGGTGATGACCGCATCAACGCTCGCGTCCGGCAGCGTGCGCAGCACCTGTAACGCGTCGCCGCGATGAAGCGTGTAAGGAAGGGTTGTGTCGTGCATGGTCGTTCTCGCATGGCGCTCCCTGGCTCTCTGGCAGGGGGCTCGGAACGGCCCTCAATGAATTGAACGTGCCGCAACGCGGGCACTTGATTTCGATCGCATCGAAGCGACGAGCGCGCGCGAGCAATTTCGCGCAGCGCGAGCAGCGAACATCCTGCATCCGTAGGTTCTCTTGACGGGCGTGTTAGCCTCGCCGGGCTCCGTCGACGGGGTGTGGAGCCTTCGGTTCGGCTTGCAGGATTCGCTGCAGGTTGGATGGTCGGCATCGCGTTACCGCGCGGTGTCGGCCGCTCCACTTGAACGGTGATAGTGCCTCGCGCGACATCCCGCACGACAGAGCGGCGCCGCTGTACCACACTTTCCGTACATTGGCGTTCGCTCGCCTCGCGACATTCGTCCTCGGCAGCATGCGGGCATGCCTCCGCACCTCGTCCGTCTCCCATGTCCGGCCTGACTGCCGTTGATCTCTCGCAACTCCCGGCGCCCACCGTCGTGAAAACGATCGCGTTCGAACAGATCTTTGCGGAAATGCTCGCGGATCTGCGCGTGCGCGACGACACGTTTACGGCGCTCACCGAGTCCGATCCGGCCTACAAGGTGCTGCAGGTAGCCGCCTATCGGGAAATGCTCCTGCGTCAGCGCGTCAACGATGGCGCCAAGGCGGTGATGCTGCCCTACGCCCGCGGCACGGATCTCGACAATCTCGGTGCGTTCTACAACGTCGAACGCTTGACGCTGGACCCGGGCGATCCTTCGCGCGGCATTCCGAAGGTGATGGAAAGCGACGAGGATTACCTGCGTCGCATTCGTCTCTCGCCCGAAGGGTTCTCCGTGGCTGGTCCGGAA